TCGGTCTGGCAGATGACCGACATGTTCGAGAACATCGTGCTCAACGACGGCCACACGCGCGGCCTCTACGAGCAACGACTCGACGAGGTGGCTGCGCAGGACTGGTCGCTGATCCCCGGCGACGCGCGCCCCGGCAGCAAGCAGGCCGCGGACGAGCTCGACGCCGACTGCAAGCAGATCGACATGGCCGCGTTGATCGAGCACCTGATGCTCGCGGTCGGGATCGGCTTCAGTTACGCCGAGATTCCGTGGTGGACCCGGGCAGATGGGATGCAGATCCCCGCTGACGTCGCGTGCGTCCCACACCGCCGCTTCTCGTTCGATCTCCACGGCCGCGCCCGTCTCACGAGCGAGATCGATCCGTATCCCGGTCAGCTGCTCGAGCGGCGCCCCGGATCGTCGTGGGCCTGCAACGAGACGAAGCGCTGGCGTAAGCAGACCCAGGCCGGGATGCTCCGCACCGTCGCCTACTGGGCAGTCTTCAAGCGGCTCGCGGTGCGCGACTGGCTCGTGTTCGCCGAGAAGTTCGGGATCCCGATGATCACGGGCAAGTACGGCGAGAACTCGAGCGAGGCGACGCGCAAGGCGCTGCAGGACGCGATCGACGCGCTCGGGACCGAGGGGCGCGCGATCCTGGCAGCCGACGCGACGATCGAGATCCACACGCAGGCGCTTCGGGCGGGATCAGGCGGCGGGGATCACCTGCACGCCGGGATCACCCAGCTCTGCAACAGCGAGATCAGCAAGATCCTGACCGCCGGCACGCTCACCAGCGACACCGGCGGGCCTGGCAGCTTCGCGCTCGGCAAGGTGCATGACGATCAGAAGCACAAGCTCTCGCTCGCCGACGCTCGACGGATCGGCGTCGTGTTCCAGCGCGACATCGGCCGCGAGTACCTCCGCCGGAACAACCTGACCGACAAGGCCGCACCGCCGTGGCTGCACATCCGCGTGCAGAAGCTCTCGCTGCTGACCGACGCCCAGGTGGCCAAGACCCTTCAGGGCCTCGGCCTGAAGCTGAGCGAGGATCAGGTGCGCGACAAGTTCGAATGGCGCGAACCGAGCGGCCCCGACGACGAGCTCCAACCAACCCAGGTGTCCGATGGCGGATCGACAGTTGACCCGGCTGATCCAAAAGAACCCGCGGATCCTGCTTCGACCTGACGGTCGACGCGCCATCCTCGCCGACGCGATCGCCGCGGCGCCGATGCCGAAGGCCGCGCCGACCGCCGGCGACGAATTCACCGCGATCGGCTACCGGCAGACGATGGAGCCGGCCGCGGGCGGCGGGAAGTCGAACGCGAACGGGTTTCGGTTTCGCTCTGGATCGATGCGCGCGCTCGCCCGCTCGTTTCGCGGCAAGGCGTTCATCACCGGCCACGACTGGGGCGACGCTCGCGCGCGCGGCGGGACGATCACCGACGCGTGGGCCGAGGAGATGACCGCGACGGCCGAGATGGCGATCTTGTACGAGATCGTCGCGCAGGCTCCGTGGGCGAAGGAAGGTCTCGCGAACGGCACGATCGATCGCTTCTCGTTCGGTGTCGTTCCGATGGGGGAGATCACCTGCACGGTCCACGGCACTCCGGCCTGGGCGGAATGCGGGTGCTTTCCCGGCGACATGGTGGCGGCCGAGCCCGGCGGCGTCGAGCTCGAGGTCGAGTGGGAGTTCGAGCATGGAGAGGGCGTCGAGCTCAGCGCCGTGAACGTCCCCGCCGTCGACGACACGTTCATCGTGGACGCGGCCGCGGCGACCGGCGAGCAGCTCGAGCGTTGGGTCGGCGCGCGAATGACGACGGCCCGCGAGCTCGCGGCGCTTTGCGGCCGCGCGCATCCCGCGCTGGACCGACTCGCGGGGGGTGCGCCGGTGGGGGGATTCCCGCGCGCGCGAGCGCCCCGCACGATGGCGATCACACCACCCGTCCAAACGGAGACCCAGATGGATCCTCGCGAAGAAATGGCCAAGGCGCTCGGGCTCCCCGTCGATGCGACGTGGGAGCAGATCCGGGCGAAGCAGGCGACGGTCACCGCCGCGGCCGCGCAGGCCGACGTCGCACGCACCCAGCTCGCGCAGAGCTCCGCCGACCTCACGGCCGAGCGCGCGCGGACCGCCGAGCTCGCCGCAGCGTCCGACCGGGCGCACGTCGAAGCCGAGATCACCCGGCTCCGGTCGGTGCGGCTGGTCAGCGACGACACCGTCGCCAGCCTCCGCACCTCGGCGACCGCGGGACGCGCGACGTTCGACGCGTCGATCAAGCTGGTCGAGCTCGCCGCGGCGCCGGCCCGCCCGGCGCTGCAGTCGGACCTGCCGGCGGTCGTGACGACCCCGGTGGTCGCCGCAGCGCAGCCCGAGCCCGACGCGTTCGAGCAGCACCAGACCAACCCCGAACTCGGCAAGCTGATGCGCGCCTGCAAGCTCTCCGTCGCGGATGTCCGGGCGCACGGCCCGAAGAGCATCGCGGTCATCCACAACCTCGGTGACCTGATCACCGCCACCGCCGCTCGCGGCGCGTAGTCCTCGGCCACCAGGGAGATCATCGTCATGGGCGCACTCGGAACCGACCGCAACACCCTCCGCAAGGGCATCGATCGCATCGTCTGCGACAATGCCCTGATCGCGGCGAACACCACGATCTTCAACGGCGCGATCGTCGCGACGAACGCCGCCGGCGATCTCGTCCCGGCTTCCGACACCGCAGGGCTGACCGTCCAGGGTCGGGCGCGGCAGGCGATGAAGAACACGACCGGCGCGCCCGTGGCGATCGACCCGCCGTCGGGCGTCGAGGCCGGCGTCTTCAAGTACGACACGAGCGGCGGCTCGGCGATCACGAAGGCCGATGTCGGCCAGAACTGCTTCATCCTCGACGACCACACCGTCGTCCGCACGGGCGGCACGGTGCACGCGATCGTCTGCGGCGTCGTCGACTCCATCGATTCGGACGGCGGCGTCTGGGTCAAGATCAACTACTAGCCGGCCACTCGGCCAGAACTCCAGCAAGGACAAAGACATGAGTGGTCAAGGCACGATGCTCGGCAGGGCGAACCTCGAGGCGGCGTTCATCGCCTTCTCGACCGTGTTCGACATGAAGCTGAAGAACACGCCGGTCCTCTACCCCGAGCTCGCGCTGGTGATCCCGGGGGTCTCCGAGCGGCTGGAGTTCAAGTGGCTCGGCTCGATCCCGACGATGAAGCGCTGGGTCGGTGATCGCACCATGCAGAAGCTCCGCGGTGAGACGCAGGCGCTGACGACCGACTGGTGGGCCAACGGCCTCGAGGTCGACGTCGACGACTTCAAGGTCGAAGCGCGCCTCGGGATGCTCGCGGCCCGCGTTCGCTCTCTCGCGACCGCGGCCGCGCGCCGGATGGACGACCAGGTCACGCAGTTCTACCTCAACGGGTTCGGGACGTCGCTCGGCTTCACGTACGACGGCGCGGCGCTGTTCTCGAATAGCCACACCGCGGGCACCGGCGCGGGCGTCCGGCCCGGCGAGGCGCAGTCGAACCTCGTGGTCGGCGGCCTATCGTCGGTGTCGTTCAACGCGGCGCTGCAGAAGTCGTTCACGTACCTCGACGACGAGGGCGAGCCGATCAGCACGCCGGTGAAGACCGTGCTGTGCGGTCCGGCGAACCAGCTGACGGTGCGCCAGGTGTTCAAGGCGCAGATGAACGCCGCCGGCGCGAGCAACGTCGACTTCGGGATGGCCGAGCCGCTGATCGCGCCGCGCTTCGGGCTGTCGACCGCGTGGATGCTCCTCACGGCCGAGGAGATCAAGAGCGTGATCTGCGGGATCGAGTACGAGCCGCAGTTCGCGGCCGCGGACGATCCCGCCTCGCCCGAGATGTTCAAGCGGCGCACCGCGATGTACGGCGCGCACGTGAAGTTCGGCCTCTGCTACGGCCCGTGGCAGTCCGGCGTCGGCTCCGCCGGTTAGCACACTAGCTCAGAGGCTGCCGGCGGCCACAACACCGGAACAAGCCACTGGCCTCGAGGCTTCGTATCGAGGCCGTTCCGCTTTCACCCCCCGAGGTCCCTTTGGCTCAGCTTCCTTCGTTCGTGCTCGTGATGGCGGTGACCCCCCACGGCTGGTGGCGTCACCGTGGCCTGCACTTCACCCGTGAGTGGAGCGTGGTCCAGCTCGGCGACAAGCTCGACGTCCTCGCGACGCCGATCCCGATGGTCGACTCCGCGACCTACGACGAGATGCTCGCGAGCAAGGCGACGCTCGCCGTCAAGCCGGCGACGCCCGACGAGCTCGCCGACTTCCAGCGTCGCGTCGCGGAGAACCGCGGCAAGGACAAGGATCTCGTGATCGCCGATCTGCAGATGAAGAACGCGGATCTCGAGGCCCGGATGATGAAGCTCGAGCTCGCGACCAGCGGCAAGCAGTCGAAGGGCTAACCGATGCCGTACTCCCTTCAGGCTGACGTCCAGCAGGCGGCCGGAGGCCTGAAGCGGCTCAAGGAGATCGCCGACTGGGACAACGACGCGACCCCGGACGCCGGCGTGATCACGAACGCGATCGCCGCGGCCGACGCGCTGATCGACTCGTTCGCGAGCAAGCGGTTCACGGTGCCGTTCAACCCGGTCCCGCCGATCATCGTGCGGACCTCGGCCGAGCTCGCTCGCATCATGCTCGCCCGCGACCGCGACATGCTGACCGACGACATGCAGAAGCGGTGGGACGAGCTCGCCGGCACCGAGACCGGCAAAGAGGGCTGGCTCTACCGGCTCGCCACGGGCGTCGTCACCCCCGGCGGAGACCCGCTGCCGCTCAAGCACGGCACGATGGCCGTCGACAACGTCACGACCCAGCTCACCGGCGATCGCGACGAATCGCGCGGCAAGACCGGCGGCTACTGGTGATCGCGAGCGACGGCGGCACGATCGATCTGACCGAGGTCGATCGGTCGATGTCCGACGTCGAGCGGCGCAGCAAGCTCCTCGCCCCGGCGTTCCGCGAGCTCCGCGTCCCGCTGCGCCGCGATCAGGCTCGCCACGCGAAGGATCAAGCAGGTCCCGGCGGTAGCTGGCCGCCGCGCTCGCCGTTCACCGAGGCGCGACGCAAGTCCCGCAACCGCGGCCGCCGCGTCACCAAGGCGATGAAGGTGATCGGGCTCGCGAAGTCGAAGCGCCGGCCGACGCCGAAGCGGATCCTCGGCCGCCTCCCTGGCGCGGTCATCTACACGGTCGGGCAGCTGTTCATCCGCGCGACCTCGCGGGTGCCGTGGTCCGGCATCCACCAGCGAGGCGGCCGCGCCGGCCGAGGTGTGAAGATCCCGGCCCGCGAGTTCCTGTGGCTCTCGATGCTCCTGCTCGAGACCACCAGCAGCGTGCTCGCGCGCTACGTCGCGAAGGGCTGGCAGCGGTGAGCCACGTGTTCGACAGCGGGCTCGCCGATTCGCAGCGCACGCTGATCGCGAACGCGATGATCGCGAAGCTGGCGCCGTTGAAGATCCTCGCGCTCGGCGGCAGCACGGCCGGCTTCCTCGAGCAGGTGCTCACGATCCCCTTCACGATCGACGGCAAGCACGACGAGTACGGCATCGACCTGATGTGGCAGGAACTCGCCGGCAAGTCGCCGGCCGTCGCGATCGCTCCGGCGGGGATGACGCTCACGCAGGCCGGCGGCCCGGGCCGAAGCCGCGGCGAGCTCGCCATCGACGTCTACGTGATCAGCACCCATGGCCGCGACGTCACGGAGGGCCGCGCGACCAGCGACGCGATCGCCGCGGCCGACGACAGCGCCGATCCCGGCATCTTCGCGACGCTCGAGCTCGTGTGGGCGCTGCTGTTCGACCTCGACCTGGGCGTCGGTTCGCACGTCCAGCAGCTCAAGCTCCACAGCGAGGACGAGCTGATCACGGACGAGGAGAAGACGATCTGGGTCCAGAAGTGGAAGGTCACCGTAACGCGCGACGCGAACATGTACCGCGGCATGATCCAGAAGCTGACCGAGCTCCACACCACGATGCGGCAGAGCGGCCTCGACCCCGATCCGATCCCGGTCATCGAAGACACGACCGTCGGGTGATCCCGGGCTGGATCCCCGTGGCCGGAGCCCCCCTCCCCACCCACCGCGATCGCCCCGACGATTCGGAATGGCCAACACGATCAGGGTCACCGCGGGCGAGGGTCGCCACACCCCGATCGATCGGTCGATCGCGACCGCCGCGGGTGATCGGCACCTCTTCCTGAAGCCCGGCGAGGTGATCGAGGTCGACGCCACCTCGCCGCACATCGTTCGCCAGCTGCGCGACGGCGACCTGGTCCTCGCGCCCGCGATCGCAGCGCCGACCGGCGCGGCCGCGCTCTACACGCCGAAGGAGAGCTAGCGTGACCGTCAACACCGGGATCCTCACGTCGCTCCGTCGGCCGCAGACGTTCCACTCGTTCACCTACCTGCAGGGCGGCCGCGCCCTCACGCCGTTGCCGCAGCGCACGGTGCTGATCGGCACCCAAAAGGGCGGGACCGCGGTCGCGAGCACGGTCTACCCGATCAACGATCCCGTCGAGACCGATGCACTGTTCGGCGTCGGCTCATCGCTCGCGCTGATGTGTCGCCAGGCCTTCCTCACCGGCGCCTATCTCGGCCAGGGCCCGCAGCTGTTCGCGGTGCCCGTCGCCGAGCCCGGCGGCGGCGTGGCGCGCATCGAGACGCTCACCGCGACCGGACCGGCCACCGCCGGCGGCAACGTGGTGATCCGGATCGCCGGCCGCACGCTGACGATCGGCGTCGCGAACGGCGACTCGGCCAACACGATCGCGACCGCGATCAATGCGGCGATCGGCGCGGCGTTCCTCACGCTCCCGGTCACCTCGGCGGTCGCTCCGCCGGTCGTCACGTGCACCGCGACGCACAAGGGCGCCTTCGGCGCCGACATCGTGTTCGAGGTCGTCTCGGTCCCGGCCGGCGTGACCGTCGTCGCCGCACAGACCGCCGCCGGCACCGGCGTCGCCGATCCCACTGCGGCGCTCGCGGCGATCGCGGGCCCGGACTACGACACGGTCTCGATGGAGAACCACCTCTCCGCCGACATCGCGCTCGCGCTCACCCACGTCACGACCGCGTGGGGACCGGCCGAGAAGAAGTGGCGCTGGGTCGTGTTCGGCGAGCCGGGATCGATCGGCACGGCAACCACGCTCGCGTCGGCTGCCAACGACCGCGCGATCGTCGTCGCGAGCTGCCAGAACAGCCCGTCGCTGCCCGGCGAGATCGCCACCGCGATCGCCGTCGCGATCACCTCGCGCGCCCGGCCCAACGGCAACTGGGATCGGATGAAGCTGCCGCTCTACCCGCCGTACGACGCGTACGACTACACGAACAGCCAGGTCGAGAGCGCGCTCGCGGCCGGCCTCGTACCGCTGAAGTCGGTCACCGACCCGCAGACGCGCGTGCAGACGCTCGGCGTCGTGAAGATCGAGAAGATGGTCACGACGTCGACGACGGTCAGCAGCGAGCCCTTCGAGGCGCTCCGCGACCTCGCGGTGTCGCGCGCGGGCGCGTTCATCGCCCGGCAGATCGACGCGGCCTACGCGGCGCGGTTCGGCGCCGACGCCAACCCCGACGGCGTCCTCGAGACCGACGACACCATCGCCCAGGTGCGCGACATGATCGCGAACATCCTGTACGCGTCGCAGGACGCGAAGATCCTGACCAACGTCGACGCGGACCTCGCGCTGCTCGTCGTCGAAAAGGACCTCGGCGCGCCCGGGCGCGTCGACGTCGACGTCTCGTACACGGTCGTCCTCGGCCTCCACCAGGTCGCCTTCGTTCACCGCGTGAAGATCTAGGAGGCGTCCCGATGGGCGACATCGTAAGCCAAGCAAAATTCTTCATCGACGCTCCGTTCGGCAACTTCCAGCTGACGAAGGTGAAGTCGGCCGACGTCAACGACGAGAAGGACGCCGAGATCGTGATGGCGGTCGGCGTCTCGGGCGGCGCCGGCTTCCGCTACAAGGAAGGCGGCGGCGAGATCACCCTCGACGTCTACCGCGAGCAGGGCAAGCCCGAGGTCGACTGGCGCAAGGCGCAGCGCCAGAAGGTCCGCATGGCCTTCACGATGCAGGACACGGGCGGGCAGCGCGACCAGTTTCAGGGCGTGATCGTCGCGCAGGTCACCCGCAAGAGCGACGACGCCGGGTCGCACATGGACACGGTCAAGCTGAAGTACCTCAACTACGTCCCGCTGCCGCCCGCGCCATAACGCATGGCGACGAAGCTCGGCGCCGCGATCTCCCAGGGCTCGACGCCGGCCGCGTCGAGCTCGGTCGCGTCACGCTTCCTCGCGGCTCTGGCCGGCCGTCGCGTGCTCAAGCCGGTCACCATCCCGGCGCTCGGACTCGACGCGGTGATGACGCTGCTCGGCAGCCAGCGCCTCCTCGATATCGATGGCGAGGTCGAGCGCGCGATGGAGAAGCGAGGCCTCGAGCACAGCGTCCTGACGATGGGCAAGTTCGAGCTCGAGACCGCGGTCCGCGTGCTCGCCGAAGCGGTCATGGATGCGACCGACACCACGCAGGCGCTCGGCACCGTCGCGGAGTGGGGCCTGCTGACGCCCGAGGTGATCGGCGATCTCTGGCGGCAGTACGGCGACCTCCGCGAGGAGCACGACCCGTCGATCGAGCAGCTGACGCCCGACGAGCTACTCGAGCTGCGCACCGCCGTCTCAAAAAAAAACGGCACGTTGCTTCGGGTCTACGGTGCACGGAGGCTGTCCGCCTTTTTGCTCACTTTGGACGACCCGCTTGCGAGCTCCGAGACGTCGAGGTCCTCGCCTGGGGACTCGTCGCCGACGAGCTGACGCTGAGCCCCGCGAGCCCGAGCTCGAGCTCGGGGCGCCGGTACGAGAACGTCGATTACCAGGGCGGGACCGATGGCGAACCCTAAGGCTGAAGTCGAGATCTCCGCGCACAGCCGCAGCCTCTCGGCCAAGCTGCGAGAGGCGCGTGCGAAGTTCTCGAACTTCGGCGCCGAGCTGAAGAAGAACGTCTTCGGCAAGGACCTCGCCGAGAAGGGCTTCTGGGGCAAGGGCGGCGCCCAGATGGTCGGCAACCTCGGATCGAGCGCGGCGAGCGGTGCGGCCGGCTTCCTCTTCGAGCAGGGCAAGGCCGTCTTCGACTTCAACGACAAGCTGACGCGCCTGCAGATCACCGCGGAGAAGACGCCCGAGGAGATGCAGGCGTTCGCGAACAGCGTGCGGGTGGCGAGCGACGCGACAGGGCTGTCGAAGGCCGCGATCCTCGACGCCGGTAGCGCGTACGTCGCGCTCACCGGTGACATGGACACCGCGCAGTCGCAGATCGGCAACTGGGCGAAGGTTGCGCAGGCGACAAACTCGAGCATCCAGGACATCTCGAGCACCGCGGCCGCGCTGAAGCAGAACATGAAGATCGACCCGGGCGACACGCTCGACGCCTTCGGGATCCTCGCGGTGCAGGGCAAGAAGGGCGCGATCGAGCTCAAGGACCTCGCGTCGCAGATGGCGAACATCGCGCCGCAGTGGGCGATGTTCAAAGGCGGCTCCGGGCTGCAGGGCCTCAAGGAGATGGGCGCCGCGCTGCAGATCGCGAAGCGCGGCTTCGGCGGCGACGCGTCGGAGACCGTGACCGGCGTGCAGGGGATGCTGACCTCGTTCGTGAAGAACTCGAAGCGGTTCCACCAGGCCGGCGTCGAGATCTTCGAGAAGGATCCAAAGACCGGCGTGGAGCACATGCGGAACGTCTTCGACATCATGGACAGCATCGCGAAGAGCAAGCTGATCAAGGACCCGGCGAAGATGGAAAAGGCCTTCGGTCGCGTCGAGGCGTACCGCGCGTACCTGCAGCTGTCGCAGAACCGCGAGGAGATGCAGGGCCTCGTCGACGACGCGGGCAACGCGACGACGATCCAGAAGGATCTCGACACGTACCTCGGCAGCACCGCGGGAAAGACGAAGACGGCCTTCGAGGCGGCGAAGAACTCGATCGCCGAGGCCTTCACGCCCGAGCGGATCAAGAATTTCACCGACGCCGCGGTCACGCTCGTCGGAGTACTCGAGACCGCCGTGTCCGCGGCGTCGAAGATCCTCGACGCGGCGAAGTCGGCCGGCGAGAACGCGGCGAAGGGCGATTCCGGGTTCTTCGGCTTCCTCGGTGGCGTGCTCGGCGGCGGCAACGTCCTGAACGACGCGATGAAGGCGGGTGGCGGCGGTCTCAGCGAAGAGGATCGGATCAAGCAGCTGAACGCCGACCGGCTCGAAGAGCGGAAGGATCACCTGCGCACGAAGCTCGCGCGGCCTGGCCTCTCTGGCGGCGATCTCGAGGACCTCGTCGGGAAGAAGATCGCCGACGAGGATGCGACACGCTCCGCCGTGCAGCAGGGTAAGCGCGTCGGCAAGGGCACGGGCGCGTACACGGTGCCCGAGCTCGGCGAGCTCCGCCGCAAGGCGCAGGGCAGCTCCGACGAGGCCGCAACAGCTCAAGCGATCAACACCGCGATCGGCACCGCGGTCGCTGCGCAGATCAAAGCGCTCTCCGACGGCATCCTCGCAGCGCTCGCTGGTGGCAAGACCCAGGTCAAGGTCGACGGCAAGGTCGTCGCCGAAGCGAACCGCGGCGCGACATCCCACCGGCAGAGGCCCTGATCATGGCGGTCTTCTACAACTGCAGCTTCGGCGGCTTGCGCCTCTGGATCTCGAAGATCTCGACGGACAAGTCGCGCACCCAGGTCGTACACGACCCCTCGACCGGCGACGATCACGTCGTCCAGGACCGCGGCCGCGTGCTGCTGCGCGCGAAGGTGGGCCTGCTGTTCGACTACATGCGAGGCGACGACCTCGAGCCGATCGACCGGCTACGTGCCTTCTCGGCGCTCGTCGACGACACCGCGCGGATGTTCTCGCACCCGATCGAGGGGACCTTCCTCGCGCGGGTGGGCTCGTTCGAGTACGACATCGACGAGAACGGCGTGATCTCGGCCGAGGGCGTCGAGTTCACTGCGGTCGCTCCGGTGCAGCCCGTGACGCCCGCCGGCGCCGGCGGGATCCCGTCGAGCGGCGACGGCGCAGTGCAGGCGGCGGCCGACACCCTGACCGCCGAGCTCGCCGACGTCGGCCAGACCAGCACCCTGCCCGCGGCCGCGGCCGCGGCGTCTGACGACTGGACGTCGAGCGACTCCGTCAACCCGCGCGACGTCCTCGCGCAGACCGGATCGCTGACCGCCCAGCTCGCCGAGCTCGCGGCCGGGCTCGAGAACGACCTCGAGACCTGGGCGGCGTACAAGGCGACGATCCTGCTCTCCAATGCCGTCGTCGCGGCCGCGGTCGGCGTGACCTCGGACACCGCGCAGACCCTCACCGTGCTGGTCGGCACCTCGATCGCGCTGCGCGCGCTGGTGGCGAGCATCTACCCCGCCGACGAGTCCGACCTTCGCTACCAGCAGGCGATGCAGCTCAACGACATCCCGGCTCCCGCGTGGCTCGAGCCGGGCACGCAGCTCACGCTGCCGACACCGACGGCCAAGGCGCGGAACGCATGATCACGCTCACCGACCTGGTCAGCGCGATCGGCGCCGCCTCGCCGCGGCCGCCGCAGGACGGCACGCGCGCGCACCGCATCACGGTCTCGATCGGCGGCCAGCAGATCGACGGGTGGAGCGACTACGAGATCGCCTCGTCGATGGTCGAGCCGAGCGACGGCTTCCGGCTGACCGGCGCGTTCGATAAGCAGGCGTGGAAGCTCTGCAAGCTCGACTCGAGCATCAAGGTCGCCATCGACGGCACCACGATCCTCGACGGCTTCATCGACGACCGCGCGAAGCGGTCGGCCGACGGGACGATGGAGATCGCGGGGCGCGACAAGGCCGGCCGGCTCGTCCAGGAGTCGATCCCCACCGTCGCCGGATTTGACGGGCTCCTGATGGTCGACGCGATCAAGAAGCTCGCGGCGCCCTGGTTCACCAACGTCACGCTCAGCGACGCGCGGAACCGGAGCATCCGCCGCGGCAAGGGCCACCGCGCGCCGGCGAGCGGTGAGCCCGCGGTGTTCACCGTCAAGGGCAAGCTCGACGAGGAGCACGCCGGCCGCGTCGACCCCGGCGAGACGCGGTGGAACGTCATCGAGCAGCTCGTCTCGAGCGTCGGCGTGCTCTGTTGGAGCTCAGCCGACGGGCGCGAGCTCGTGGTCGGCAAGCCGAACTACAGCCAGGCGATCCAATACCTCTTCCGTCACAGCCGCGAGCTCGGGTCCACCGTGAAGGATCTGCAGTACGAGGAGAGCATCGGCGACGGCTTCGCGCTGGTCGAGGTCCACGGCGCCGGCGCCGGCGACGAGAGCAACTACGGCGACGACGTCTGCGACTTCATCGGGACCGCGAAGGACGGGCCGAACCCCGACGGCACCGGTCGCGACTTCCAGTTTCCGAAGCGCCTGGCGGTGCGGCACCACGCGCTGCAGGACAACGCCGAGGCGGCGCGCGATGCCGCGCGCGAGATGACACGGCGGAACTTCAAGCGCCGCCACATGACCGTGTCGGTCGCGCTCCACGGCCAGGTCGTCGCCGGCACGCTGATGACGCTGTTCGCTCCGAACACCCTCGCGCGGTGCATCGACGACGACCTCGATCTCGACGAGACGTGGCTGATCTACGCCTGCAGCTACAAGGGCAACCGCGGCGGCGGCGAGACCACCGAGATCATGCTCGTGCCGCGCGGAACGGAGTTCGTCGCGTGACCTACCGGCTTCCGAAGGACTTCGCCGACGAGTCCAAGTCGATCCCTCGGCTGCTCGGCGGCCTGATCCGCCGGATGGCGGTGACGATCAGCGACGCCGCACGCTGGCAGCTGCTCGGGCAGCGCGGCGGCCAGGGCGGCGACGAAACCGTCGAGGTCGAGAACTTCAGCGGGATCGGCTTCTACGCGCGGCCGCCGAGCTCGGGCGGGAAGCCCGAGGCCATCGTCGCGGCGATCGGCGGGGCGAAGGCGCAGGTGATCGTCGCGACGCGCGACGAGGCGACCCGCGCCGCGATGGCCGGCGGGATCGACGACGACGAGACCGCGGTCTACAACAGCCACGCGCTCCTGCTGGTGAAGGCGGACGGGACGATCGAGGTCGGATCGACGCCTCTCGCCGAGCCCACGCTCAAGGCCACCACCTACCGGACGGCGCAGACCGCGCTGAGCACAGCGATGGAGGCATTCGCGACCGCGGTCGGAGTGTTCGGCACCGCCGTCGCTGCCGATCCCACGATGACGCCGCTGCATCCGATCACCTGCGCTGCAGCGACCGTGCTCGCTGCAGCCGGGACCGCGCTCGCCGCTGCGGTGGTCGCCTTTGAGAGTGGCTCGGTCACCTATCCGAGTACGATCGCGAAGGTCACGTAGCTCGCGGCGATCCCGTGCGGGACGGGTGATCCCGAGCCCGCGCCGGGTGATCCCCGCGCTGGTCGAGACTGATCCCCGTGGCAGCGATTCCCGCGTACGTCCGCACCTGGGTGCAGGTCCTAACGGCCGGCGTCCCGGGCAAGCGCATCACCTACGTCTCGCTGGCCGACCTGATGGGGAACTGGGGCCTCATCACGAAGACGCACCTGCTGGCGAACGCGTGCTCGATGGTGTGGTCGTGCGACGGCGTCACAGGGCCTGCGAACGCGGCCGACCACACCGACCGCATCACGACCGCCGCGACCTTTGAGGTGCAGACCGCCGCCGGCGCCACGGCGACGTCCTACTTCGTGATCCTCGACGGCAACGGCGGCCAGCTCCTGATCGCGAACGTCGGCGGGACCGCGGACGTCTGTCGGATCTCCTACTCGCACACCGCCGCGTTCGCGCTGGCGGGAACCACCACGCACATCCCGACTGCGACCGACGAGGTCGTCCTCTCGACCGGCGTCACCATCGTCGGCGCGACGACAAACACCGATCGGATCGTGCATGGCGTCTGCTCGAACGACGGCAAGGCGTACCGCTTCACGGTGCTGCGATCGAGCGCGATCGTCGGGCAGACGTGGTGCTGCGAGTCCTTCACTGCGACGCCGACGGCGCCGGCGACGACCCCGAACCCGGTGTTCTGTGGAAGCTGGTCGCCGACGGGACTCTCGACCGTCCCGAACTTTCTCGCCGCGTACGCCGCGAATTCGTGCGGCGGATACTGTCGAGCCGTCGTCTCGTCGACGCAGTTCCTCGCGACCCTGAACGTCTCTACGCTCAGCGGTCTCGGCAGTGCGACGAGCGCCCCGGCGTCGTTCGCCGCCGCGCCGAAGATGCAGGGCGCGGGGTTCGTTCCGTGGCCGATCTGGATCATGAGCGGCTTCGCCGGCGCCGACGGCGTGTTCGGGACAGGGATCGACATGTGGTGCTCACTGCCGACGGGCGCCGTAGTCGGCGATGGCTTCGATGCTGCCTATGACTGGTGGCAGCTCGGTCCGTGGTTGATGCCTAACCCGTCCGTCACCGCGCCGACGCTGTTCTAGCCATGGCGCAGACGAGTCGCACAGGACGCGACGTCGTGGCTGGGCTCACGCTCACGCTGCAGACCGCCCGACGCACGCGAGCTTCGCGCTACACGATCCTCACGTACGCTGATGGCTACGCCGACGGGTACGCCGCGGGCAACGCCGCGGGCTACGCGACCGGCTACGCCGCGGGCTTCATCGCCGGCGAGGCCGCCGAGTTCGCCAGCATCGACACCACGCCGCCCACGATCACCGTCGTCTCGCCGACGCCCGGGGTCGCCCCGGGATCCGCGGGCGGATTCCCCGCGGATCGCGCCGCGGCCGCGGCCACCCCGATCGTCGTGCAGATCACCGACACGACGCCCGGTAACGCGCTCGTCGTGGTGATCGCGACGTTCCTCAACCCCGCGCTCGTCGAGGCCGTCTATCACCGGGGCGCGTTCCTCGGCCCCTACGCCGCGAGCTCGTGGCAGGTCTCGATCAGCAACGGCATCGAGCTGCACTGCGTGCGCACCAACGGCTGGCCCGGCGGCACTGCGACGAACGGTGATATCAAGTTCGACGTCGACGCGATCGATCGCGCAGGGAACCTCGCCTCGTGAGCACCTTCCTCTGGAAGCTCCCCGCGGGTCTCGCCGGCGTGCCGGGCCCGGCGCCGAACGCCACCGATCCGGGCGGCGCCGGCGTGATCGCGACCGGCGCGCTCGACCTCGTATTCGATCCGATCAGCGAGGACCTCATCGACGCGCCCGACGGCAGCTTCGTCGAGTCGACCGACTCGCGCACCGCGGTGCTGCTGCAGATGGAGTCGACCTTCCTTGCGTGGTGGGGTGATCCATTCTCGGGATCGCGGATCGCGGAGCTGCTCTCCGGCGACGAACCCGGCGACATCAACGACGTCCGCGACGAGGCGCTGCGCGTGCTGCAGCCACTCGTCACCGACGGCATCCTCTCCGACCTCACGGTCACGCTCGACGTCGACGAGGCGGGCCGCAACGTCGTCCTCCTGAACTACACCGATCGCGCGGGTGGTCGCCCGATCGATCTCGCCTACGTCCCCTTCGGAGGCTGACCCATGGCGTACAAGGTCCCCGCTCTCGACGACATGCTCGGCTTCCTGGTGGCCCTCTTCAAAGGGCTGCTGCCCGATCGCAACATCGGATCGCGGTTCGTCTGGAACTGGAAGTTCGTCAAGGTCGTCGCCGGCGCGGTGACCGACATCCACGCGAATGTCGCGAGCGCGCTCAAGGACGTGATGCCCGACAGCGCCGCCGGCGCCGCGCTCGACCGGTGGATCGGCATCTTCGCGCCCGGCGGCTCGTCGGTTCGAAAGGGCGCGACCGCATCGCGCAAGTCGGCCGCGGGTCGCGTGCGGGGCACGGTCGCGTCGACGACGGTGATCGGCGATCAGCTGATCCACCGTTCGACGGGCCTCAAGTTCCAGGTCAACAGCAACGGCACGATCCCCGTCGGCCTCTACGTCGACGTCGACATCGCCGCGATCGACACCGGCTCGCGCACGCGCCTCGAGGCCGGCGAGATCCTCGAGTACCTGGCGCCGCCCGCCGGCATCAAGACGCAGGTCGAGCTGCAGTTCGCGCTCGATCAGGACGGCTACGACCAGGAGCAAGACGGCGCCGCGCGGAATCGCCTGCTCGCCGCGATCGGCACGCCGACCGCCGGCGGGAACCAGGCCGACTACGTCGCGTGGGCGCTGGTCCAGGCCGGCATCGCGGCCGCGTTCGCCTACCCGAACCGCGCGGGCATCGGCACCGTCGATGTCGCCGCGCTGCACGCCGGTACCGGCACGGCGCGCACCTTGACGGGCGGCGAGGTCACGACGCTGAAGGCGGCGCTGCAGCTGCTCGCGCCCTCGCAGGTCGGCGGCACCGGCGGCTCGCTGCGCGTGCTGACCGTGATCACGCAGGTCGCGAACGTCGAGATCCTCATCACGCCGGATGGCTCGCCGCAGTACGTGTTCGACTGGTCGGACGCGTCGGGCCCGGCGACTGTCCTCACGTGGACGCCGGCGACGCGCACGCTGCAGTTCGCGGCCGCGCGACCGGCCTCGATGCAGGCCGGTCACCGGATCGTGTTCGGCGGCGTGGCCAGCGCGCAGGACGGCGCCGTGTACGTGATCGAAGCGCTGTCGGGCGCGGCCGACTCGGTGATCCTGCAGACCGTGCCGACGGTCGCGCCCGTCGCCACGGATCTCGTCTACGCCGGCGGCCCGCTCACCGCGAAGATCCGCGACGCGATCCTCGCGCACCTCAACGGCGACGTGCTGTACGCCGACGCGTCGGGCCCGCTGCCCGGCGCGCTCGCGGCGAGCACCACGAACCTCCAGGTCCTCGCGTCGGGCCTCGGCACCGCGAACCCCGCGGGCGTCTACGGCGCGTGGAACGGCACGCTCCTGCGCGGCACGCTCGCGAAGATCGCGACGTACACGCGCGGCGTGCGCACCCAGAACGTCGTGACGCCGGTCGCCGACCAGGACGCGACCGACTACCCGATCCCGAACGACATCCAGATCGGTCTCCTCGTCCCCGGCTACGTGCTGGTCAGGAACGGCTGATGCCGCCGGTCGGCTTCTTTGGATCGTCGACGGGCGTCTACTCGTCCGCCGGCGGGACCGAGATCTTCCTCGTGCCGCAGAGCTCGCGCGAGAACGACGTGCTGCTCGCGATCGTCGTGCAGCCCAGCGCGTCCCCGATCACGGCGCCGGCGGGCTGGACGCTGCTCGCGAGCGACGCCCTCGGCGCGCCGATCAGCCAGACCTGCTACCTGTTCCGGCGGCTCGTCGCGGCCGCGGAGCCGGCGCAGCACGTGTTCGCGGTCGGGATGGCCCTGGCCCCGCAACCGGTTGGGCTGCTGCTGCAGTATCGCAGCGTCGACAACACGGCCGCGATCGTCGCGCACGGGCTCACGGCGATCACGCCGACGTCGGTGAACTTCGCCGCGCCGTCGATCGTGCTCGCCCACTACAGCGATCTCGTGCTGCTCGTGTACTTCGCGCTGAGCGCCGGCGGCCTGACGCCGACCTTCACGCTCCCCGCGGGCACGACGCAGCGCGGCCCGACGGTCTACGGCGGTGGCGGCGCCGGCGGCACGCTCGCGATCGCCGAGTACTTGAAGGAGGCGATCGGCGCGACCGGCGCGCTGCAGGCGGTGTGCACCGCGACGAACACCGGACTCGCCGCGCAGTACGGCGTGCAGGCGTCTCCAACCCTGCTCGCCCCCTCGATCGTCCCGGACGTCGCCGGCGCGATCGGCCTTCCCTCGATCGGGGTCTAACCATGACGACACCCGCCACCCTCGTGATGCTGCGGTTCGCCGAGCCGAAGGACGACGTCGCGCCGTCCGACGAGCTCGGCGCGCTCTACGACCTCCAGGTCGACGCCGGGCTCTCGCTGCCGCCGGTCGTGTCGGCGTGCACGGGGTTCGGCCGCCAGTTCTCGAACGGCTCCGGGCTCGATGCGGTCGACGTCGTCCCCGGCAGCTCGCTCGCCACCCGCGACGTGACGGTGCAGGCGATCCTCAGCTGGGACTTCGTCGGCCAGAACACTTACGGCTCGCACGGGACGATCGTCGCGCGCGGCAAGGGCAACGCGGCGGCCGAGTACGTCTCGTACGCGGTCTCGTTGCGCGTGGTGAACTACGCGCTGCAGATCGGCGAGCTTCGCTTCTGGTGGCAGGACAACGCCGGCGTCGTGCACGAGCAGCTCGGCGGACAGTTCGTCGTGCCGGCCGCGGGCTACGTGATGCTGACCGCGGTCCGGCACTGGGTCTCGACCACGGCGGTCGAGCTCCGCTACTACGTCGGCGATCAGCTGATCGGCGAGTTCCTGTCGGCCGACGGCGACATCGGCGGCGGGACCACCGGGACGTTCACCGTCGGCACGCGCTACGTCGCCGGCGTCGCCGGGAAGTTCTTCGTCGGCGTGCTCGACCAGCTCCGCGTGCTGAACTACGAGCTCAGCGCCGAGGAGATCGCCGCGACGTGGGACCGGATCGCGCGCCTGCAGCCCCGCGGCTACCGCGCGATCCGCGACCTCTTGCCGCCGGGCGCGCCGATCAGCAACGACCCCGCGAGCCGGATCCAGAAGCTCTTGCGGATCGCCGGCCATGCGATCGGCTACGCGGCCGCACAGGTCGAGAACATCCGGCACAACCTCATGCCCGATCGCGCGTACGGGCCCGCGCTCGATCAGTGGGAGGGCTGCGTCGGCGAGGCGCCGAAGGCCTCGGACACCGTCGTGGTGCGCCGGCGCCGCGTGCTCGGCCACCTCCGCCAGCACGCCGGCGCGTCTCCGCCCGGGATCGCGGCCGCGACCGCCGACCTGCTCGCGCTCGCGCCGAGTCAGGTCCAGGTCCTCGCGTTCGACCAGACGATCCGCGACGACTTCTCGAACGGCCTCCGCAGCGAGCTCTGGTTCGCCGACCCGGCCGCGAACTGGACGATCAACGCCGGCGCGCTGCGCGTCCAGGCGCTCGCCGCCGATGTGATCACGTTCGATGGCACGACGCGGAAGTGGTACACGTGCCAGACGGCGGCGCCGGGAGGCGGCGGCTTCCCGCTCGCGCCGCTCGCCGATGGCCGCGGCGTGCACATGTTCGCGAAGCTGACGCCGACGCTGCTGCCGAACCACGCCGAGGTCGGGATCTTCTTCTACGACTGGGCGCACGGCAACGCGCTGCTGCTCGGCCTGCGCGACGCCGGTGGCGTCTACCAGGTCGTCACCGAGGGCTTCCGCGCGTGGGTGAGCCAGGGCGTCGTCGTCCAGGCGGTGAGCGCGCTCGTGCCGCACTGGCTGCATCTCAGCCAGCAACTCGGCGGCGGCGCGATCGGCTTCGGCCTGAGCCACTACAGCGCGGCCTGGTCGACCACGAGCCAGCTCGCCGGCTACACCCTGTCGGGCGACATCCAGCACTCGACGACCTTCCAATATGCCGGCATGTACTGCCGAATGACCGGCGCGCTCGCCGGCAACGTCGACGCCGCGTTCGACGACGTGATCCTGCGCTGCCCGTTCGCGCCGCGCCCCTTCCGCTGGTACGTGCTGCGCGACCCGACGCTGCCGGGCACGCCCGACCTCACCGCGGCCCACGCCGCGCTGCAGCGGATCAAGCACGCGCACACCACCGCGACGGTGATCACGACGAAGTCGCTGCTCGCCGACACCCCCAACTCGGGCGCCGACCGCGGCCCCTGCGGAGCGATCACATGAGCCTGCCCACGAGCCGAGACATCACGATCGCCAACGGCGATCCGATCCCGAGCGCGCTGCTGAACAAGCTGCAGGACTGCGCCATCGGCAATAAGAAGCCGTCGCTGACGCGCACGTTGTCGTCGCTGTCGTTCCCGTGGATCGGTTCGTGGGCCACGCCGGGCGCCGGCTACGTCCTATCCAATGCCGGCGGCATCCCCGGAGTCGTGCCGCTCTACATGGAGACCGGCGACCGGATCACCGAGGTCACGATCTCGAGCTACGGCACCGGCGCGCTGACCGTCAACCACGAGCTCGTGGTGGTGCCGGCCAACATGGTGCCGAACACGCTCGTCAACGTGAACGATGTGAACCGCGCTGCGGCCTGGGGCGACTTCGTGTACGGGGTCGGCGCCGCTGCGTACGTCATGAACGCGGGTGACTGCCTCTACCTGGTGATCACCGCCGGGTCGGCGAACGCGCGCCTCGGCAACATCCGGTGGAACTACGATCGCCTGTAGCGATCCCGGGTGATCCCGGCGCGCCCGTAGAGTAGTCGGCATGTCCTCTTACCGGCGCCGCACCGACAACCTGGTCCTGCTGCACACCGCGGTCGCCGCGCTGGCCTTCCCCGCGGTCGCCGGCGACGCGCCGTCCGAGAAGGTGCGCGCCCCGGACGGGACCGGGCACCGGTTCGTCGAGATCCGGATCATCGGCAACGCGGCCGGCCCGATGACGATCACCGGTCCGGTGTTTCTCGTCGGCAACGAGGACCTCGTCGCCAGCCAAGGAGGCTCGGCCGCTGACGAGTGGAACCAGATCGGCGCGGCGCTGAACGCCGGCGCCGACATCGTCGTGACGAATAAGCACGGCTACAGCGAGGTCCGCGAGCTCGCCGGCGCGTACCGGGCGCTCAAGCTGTTCGCGGCCGGCGGTGTCGCCGGCGGCGACATCGACGTGCAGCTGATCCCGCTCGACGTCGACTACCACTGACCGAGATCACCACCGCCGACCCCGGTGGTCGATGGGTGGGTTGTCGGCCCGCGGCCCGGCCCGGACTATCGAGGGGCCGATGTCGGACGACGATCGCGACGCGCTTCGTCGCAAGCACCCCGGAGCGCCGCGCGCTCGCACCTCGCCGTTGCATCAGGTCCCGGCGCGACTCGACGGGCAGGTTGCCGGCCCCATCGACTGGGACAAGGAGAAGACCTCGCCCACCGCGATCGAGGCCGGACCGCACGCGGTGGCCGACGAGCGCATCGGCCGGATGAGCGTTGCCGTCCCGCTGATGGCGCAGCGGCTCGACGGCCTCGAGGCCGGTCACAGCGAGCTCAAGGCCGGCCAGAGGGAGCACGCCGCTGCGATCGCCGAGGTCCGCGTCGGCCTTGCAACCGTGGTCGGCGGCCAGACGACGCTGGTGAGCACTCTCGCTGCCGACCGCCTCGAACGCGAGCGCATCTTCGCCGCCGACCGGGCCGAGCGCGACATGCGCGCCGACCAGGCGATCGACCTGACCAAGACGCGGATCGCTGCGGCGCCGAGGTTTTGGAAGGCGATCATCGGCGCGATCGCCGCCGGGCTCGCGATCGTGATCGCCGCGCTGATCGCGCACGGGTGCGGATCGTGATCGCCGATCCCCCGTTGCCACTGCCACCGCCCGACGAGGACACCGGCAACTTCAAGCCGGTGTCGCGCGATGAGGTCTCCGACGTGTCACTCCTGCCCGGCCAGTTTCGCGAGCTCCAGCGCGAGGTGCGCGCTGGCTTCGAGATGATCGCCGATCGCCTGCTGACGCAGATCGACCGGCTCAGCCAGCGCGCCGACGACCAGCAGTTCGACATCGAGCGGCTCAAGTCCGGCGAGACGACCACGCGCCGCGAGCTCGATGCGCTGAAGGCCGACGTCGCCCAGCTCAAGCACCGAGTCGCCCCCGTCACGAAGCCCGTCACCAAGCGCCGCAAGTCGGCGCGGAAATGAGTCCGATGCCCGACCCCACGCCCCCCGCGATCTCCCCCTCTGTCGCGCCGACGCAGCCGAAGCCCGGCTACAAGACCACCGAGTTCTGGCTCACCAGCCTCGCCATGGTGCTGGGTCAGCTCTACGCCGGCGGCGTCATCTCCGACGGCGGAAAGGTGTCGGTGATCGCCGGCCACGCGGTCACGATCCTTGGGCTGCTCGGCTACACCGTCATCCGCGGCCAGCTGAAGACGGCGCATCTCAACGCGAGCGCACTCAGCAGCGCGCCGGGGGCGTCCTTCGCGCTCGCGAGGTCGATCGCGCCGATCGCGGTGCTGGCCTTGTTCATGTCCATCGCACCCGCCTGCACGTCGGCACAGAAGGCCGAGGTGAAGACTGCGGTCAACACGGCGATCAGCTGCGCGAAGGTCGACTTCGACCAGGTCGTCGGGCCTGGCGGCGCGACCGTCCTCGCTACGGTCGCCGAGACCATCGCAACCGGTGGCGAGGGCTGGCTGGCCGCGCTCGACAAGCTCGCCGCGACCATCGGCATGGACGCCGTCGCGTGCGCGACGAAGGCGGTCGGCGTAGTGCTCGTCGCGCATCCGCCGACGACCGAACCCACCACGGCGATGAAGCTCGCGGGCGCCGATCGCGCGCGCGAGGCGATCGTTCGCCACGGCTGGACGTTCACCAAGTGAGCCTCCTGCTCCTCGGCGGCGCGACGATCGTGCTCGTCGACGTCGACGTCGGCCTCCGCCAGCAGGAGCTCGACGACGTCGCGGTCGCGATGCACCTGCAGATGCAGGATCACTACGGTCCGATCTGGGGCCCGCGGATCTCGGTGCGCGCCGCGATCACCGGCGAGCCGCTCAAGCCGACCGACTGGAAGCACTCGCTCGTCAGCAAGCCGACGCTCGACGGCGCGCTCGCGTACCACGACCGGAACAAGTTCGGTGTGCCCACGCTGTTCACGTTCGTGAAGCTCGCCGAGCAGCTCGGCCAGTCGTGGACCGCGGCCGCGTCGCACGAGAACCTTGAGGCCGGCACCGACCCGGGCCTGCACGCGACGGTCGAGCTGCCTGACGGGCGGATCGCGTCGGTCGAGATCTGCGACCAGGTCGAGCAGGACACGTACAAGGTCGGCGCGATCGAGCTGTCGAACTTCAACACGCCAGAGAACTTCACGCCGCCCGCGGACCTCACCGCCGTGACGTTCGACTACCTCGGGCTATCGAAGACGGCCTTCGAGACGCGGCCCGGCGGGTACTGCCAGATCTACGATCCGGCAAAGGGCTGGACGCAGGAAGGCCAGATGAGCCGGTACCGCGCCGCGCTGCGCCACGAAGGCATCAGCCGCGGCGCGCGCCGCGTGCGGCTCAGCCTCTAGTTTCGCCGCGATCGCGGCAAGGAGATCCACGTGGAACCGACCGAACACATCATCCAGTTCTTCAAGTTCGACCACCTGCCCGAGGCGATGCAGGCGGTCTCGCGACCGTTCGGCGAGCTCGCCACCCGCATCGTCGAAACGCTGCCCCGCAACCCCGAACGGACCGTCGCGCTGCGCAAGCTGCTCGAGTCGAAGGACGCCGCGGTCCGCGCGTTCATCGCGAAGCCATGAGCATCCTGCCGCGGCCGCTGTTCACCGCTCTCGAGGCCGTCGCCCGCGCGCGCGCGGCGATCAACTCCGGCACGTACGTCGACGGCACCGGCGACATCGACACGCCGCACGACGGGCCGTACGACTGCTGCGGGTTCGCCACGTGTTGGTGCTACGGGATCCGGCGACACCGGCCGCGCTTCAACGTCGGCGCGTGGGCGACCGTCAGCGACGACATCAACTGCAACAGCTCGATCGAGGATGCGCGGCACGGCGTCGATCTGTTCGAACCGCTCCTCGTGCCCGAGCTCGGCGCGCTGCTGAAGTGGCCCACGATCCGCCTGCCGGGCCACCCGCTGCCGATCGAGGAAGGCCACGAGAGCATCGTGGTCGGGGTCGATCGGTCGATCGGTCGATGGGATCCTTCGAAGCCTGACTACCGCCTGCTCGACGTCGTGCAGTGCGAGGGGCCGAACGGTCGCCGGCCCGGGATCATCCTGAGCGACGGCGAGTACTGGTACGCACACGACCTGAAGTGGCCGAAGCCCGAGCACCGGACGTGGATGCTGCGCGTTCGGCCCTGATCTCAGGCCAGGTTCTTCGACAGCCAGTCGTTTGCGTCGTTCGCGACCCGCAGAGATCCCCAGTCGCCATTCGCCAGTCTGATCACGAGGACCTGGTCGTCGGCGTCGACATGCACGTTGAGTTGGTCCCGGATCTGAATCGCCGAGTAGTTGGACCTGACGATCCAGATCGACTCGAGGGGACGAGCACAGCCGCTGGCAATCGACTGAATCGCCCTGTACAGCGCTGCGTAGTCGCGACCGGGTTTGCGAAGGTCGTAAGTGATGAGGTAGGTCTTGTTCATACGACGAGATTCTAGGCGTCGAGACCACCGAACCCTGTCGGCGAACTTCCGATGAGGAACGATGCGGAGCGATCCCTACGCAACTACCCGGATTCTCACATGCGTCTCGTGCGCGGAGCTGCAACATGGGTCGGGCGCCAGAGCGACGCGCGCATCCCCGCCGACCTCGCCGCGAGACCCTTCCTCTACCGTCAACGTGAGCTCGATCGACTGGCCGACAACCACAGCCCCGCCACGCTGTACCAGCTCAACCACGACGCGCCTTTGCTCTTCGGGCGTCGCGTTCGTCGCGATCTCGTTGAGCGCCTCCAGCCACGCGCTGGGCGCGTCCAGGGCGATGGCGTCGTTCGCCAGCACGGCGCGCTCGGCAGCGGCGAGCTGCGCGCGGACGGCGGTGCGTTCGCGCTGCACCGCGAGGAGCTCGGTGTCGAGCACGTCGTCCGTGATCAGCTCGCGCCGGTACCGGACGAGCAGCGCGGCGACCTGACGATCAAGCCGCTTGAGATGGCGGCGATACCCTTCGGCGTCCGCCTGCCAGTCCTTCACCTCACCGGCGCGGGTGCGCGCTTGGCGCTCGAGCTCGGCGACCGTGGAGGGATCCTTCATCGTCCGCGTGACGACCGCCCACACACGCGCGTCGGCATCCGAGACCTTGAGGATCGTGGCGCTGCAGCGGTCACCGGCATCGGGCGCGATCTTCCGCCTTGAGCAGACGTAGGCCGGCTGGTTCTTCGGATGACCGCACGCCGATCGGATGTGGATCCGACCACCGCACGCGCCACACACCGCGAGACCTTCGAGCAGGTAGACGTGCCGTGTTCGGCGGAGGCCTCGACGCTTGTGACGCATCAGGTGATCGTGCGCGCGCTGCCACTGCGCCTCGGTGATGATCGCCGGCACCGCGATCGTCATCCGTCGGCGCTTGTCGACGGTCCACTCGCCGATCGGGTGCCTCGACTTCAGCAGCTGGTGGACGCTGCCCCGCGACCACGGTCGCCGCGGCCGCGGGATCCCGCGGGCGTTGAGGTCGTCGGCGATCGCGCGCGTCGTCCAGCCGGCCGCGACGCGCTCGTAGATCTCGACGACGATGGGACCATGCTCGGGGTGGACTATCCACGCGCCGGTCGCTCGATCGTAGTCCAGCCCGTACGGCGTCGGGCCCGACGGCTTGCGGCCGCGCGCGATCGCGGTGAGCTTGCCCTGGACCGTCCGCTCGCGGCGCTTCCGGTTTTCCTCCGCGGCGAAGAACGCGTAGAGCGTGCTCGACAGGTCGCCCATCGACGTCGAGAGGTCCATCACCTGGCCGGTGTTGACGGTCGCGATCTGGACGTGCGCGCGCTGAAACGCGCCGAGGATCGCGTACCGCTCGCCGAGGTCCTCGGCGCGCGTGAGCCGGTCGAGGTCGACCACGACGACGACGTCGAAGACGCCGAGGGCCGCGTCGCGCAGAAGTGCGGTCAGGCCGAGCCGAGCCTCGAGGTTGCCCGACTTCGCAGTGTGACCGTCGTCCACGTAGGTCGTGATCGGCTTCGTGAGCTCCCAGCCGCGACGCTCGATGAACTCCGGCAGCACGCGGAGCTGCGAGGCGATCGTCTCGCGTTCGCGCTGCGCCGCGCTCGAGACGCGGGCATAGGCAACGGCACGCACGGCGCTACCTTCGCCCGGACCGGCCGCGAGCGTCCAGCAGATCGAGCAGCACCGCGGCCAGGCGCTCGCGCGCGCCGGGGATCGGCGCGTACACCACGGTGACGACGACCGGCCTCGAGGTAACCCGCGGGCCCTTCAACAGGGGATGGAGTTCGCCGCTCACTGCCGAGCCTCGCTCGCCTCGAACACCTCGACGACGCCCTGGTCGACGACCAGGACCGGGACCTCAGCGGCCGCGAACTTCAACGCGGCCGCGGGGTCGATGGCATCGAGCATCTCCTGGATACCCGGGCGCTCGACCAGGCCGCGGCCGATCGGCGTCTCGCCGCGCGCGCGGTAGGCGTTCCAGTCGTGGCCCGGCATCAGCGCTTCGGCGGCGATCGCGCCGTGCGGGTCGTCGACGTTGATCACGACGATCGCGGTGTCCGCCGGCGAGCGGCCGAGCTCGGCGATCCGGCGGACGAAGTGCTGCACGCGCGCCGCGTTGACGATCAGCAGACCGCGGCAGTTGTACTTCGCGACCGCCACCGCGCCCGCGAGCGACGATCCATCGTCGAAGGCGATCGGCTCGTCGCTCACTTGGCCTTGCCCTTCGACTTCGCGGCCGCCTTCGGCGGCGAAGTCGCCCCGGCCTTTTCCTTCTCGGCCGCGAGCACCTGCTTCTTCAGCTTGTCGAGATCAACGCGGAGGACTTCGCAGGCCCCGGTGAAGTTCTCACCGAAGTTGCAACCGGCCCACACGCCACCCACCGCACGGAAAGCCGCAGCGAACTCCACGATCAGGGCGAGCAGCTCGTCGACGGTCTTGGTCTCCTTGACGATCTTCGCCAGCGCCTTCTCGGCCTGCCCGTTGCCGAGCTTCGTCTCGATCTCGCGCCGCTTGCAGAGGTTGCGGCAGTCCTCCACATCGACCATCCGCAGCACGGCGCCGGCGAGCCACTGCCAGAACGCGACGCCCGCTGCATCCTTGCCTTTCTCGGCGAGCTCGGCGAACGCGAGTCGCGCGACCTTGTGGCGGCGCTTCGACTCGACCTCCTGCTTCTTGCGCTGCTCGTTGTACTGGTTCGGCGCCTGCTTCGCCTTCCCCTCGCGTTTGATCTCCTTGAGCTTGCCCGCCTTCTCGAGCACTGCGATCGCCGACTTCCGGTCGAGCAGCTCGCGGGCCGCGCCCTGGCCGTCGAGCGCGATCGCCTTGGCCGAGGTAGCGGTTCCAAGAGCCGACTTCCACGTCTTCTTCTGGCTCGGGTCGAGGTCGTACGGAAGTTTGTCGTTGGGATCGACATAGGCGGACGTGTGGTTGATCCGCGTGCCGTCTCCGTACTGGTCGAAGACGTTCTTCTTCTCCTTGTCGTTGAGCACACGCAGACCCGAGCGGGCGGCCGCGGCCGACTTCCGATCCCAGTCGGCTTTCTTCTTGCCGTCGAAGCACGTGGGGTCGGTGCAGACGTCTGCACTGCGGACGTCACTGAAGAGCTCGCGCTGATTCCCCGTTCTCTTTGGGCAGGTTGCGCATGCGCCGGCCTTCGCCACGAGGGTCGCGTCGGCCGTGTCGAATGGAGCGTTCGCGAGGCGCAGCATGTACCTAGCCTGCACGTGGAGCTGCGCCTCGCGAACGCTCAGCGGCAGACGCTCCTGTTCCTGCTTCCCTTCGTCGTTGAGGAACCTCAGCTCGCGATCTTCGGGGATGCCCGACTCGCGATACTCGCGGTAGCCGGCGCGGCCGAGGACCTCGTTGGTGGCCTGCGCCTGCAGCTTCGGATCAGGAATACGGGCGATCAGCAGCGCGACCGACGGGTTGAGCTCGTCGGCGAGGAAGGCCTTGCGCGGCACGGGCGCGAGGTCGCACAGCTTCAGCCGGGCATACACGTACGCCTTCGACTTCCCGGTCTTCGCGGCAACCGCGTCGACGTCGTAGCCGTGCTTGTCGATGAGCTCCTGGTACCCGTCGGCTTCCTCGAGCGGGTGAACGTCGACGCGCTGGACGTTCTCGATCAGCTGGATCTCGAGGACCTCCTTGTCGCTGAGCTTCCGGACGATCGCTGGGATCGTCGGCAGGCCGGCGAGCTTCGACGCGCGCCACCGGCGCTCGCCGACCACGAGCTCGTAGTCGGTCGCGCCGGCGCACTCGCGGACCGTGATCGGCGCGATCAACCCCTTCTCCTTGATCGACGCCGCGAGCTCGTCGAGCCCGGTGAACTTCTTCCGGTGGTTCCAGGGGGACGCCGAGATCTGGATCACGGCGAGGTCGAGGATGGTGGTCATGTCTTCGGTGCTTTCTTCGCTGGGAGGTAGATGGACAGCGCGACGCGCAGCTGCCCGGCGACGCCGATGCAGGTCTGCTCGAGACCGCCGACCTGGTGGGCGCAGCCGAGGTCGCCGACGCGATCCGCGTAGCGTTGGGCGCTCTCGCGGGTGTTCGCCGGCGCGGCCTCGAGCTCGGCCACGAGCTTCTCGATCTTCGCGCGCAGCTCGGACTGCCACGCCTTGCCGCGCGCGGCCCTCACGTGGACTGCCTCCACGCGGTCGCGTCCGGGCAGGTCGCGAAGTGGCTCGTGTATCGCGGCCGCGGCGTCTCGAGCTCGAGCACGCGCAGAGGTCGAAGCTTGCCGCCCCCGACGTAGCGCGCCGTGCCGGTGTGGTCGATCACCCAGACGCCGGCGTCGTCCCTCTCGAACGGCGAGAGCTTCCCGTTCGCGGTCCTCGCCCAGGTGATCGGAGCGCGACACGACTGGCAGTTCGCCGGCTTCATGTCGCGATCGGTGGAGGTCGTCACGCGGGTGCCCCGAGCTCGCGCTCGGCCTCCGCGAGCGCGGCGTTCAGCCCGGCCGCGAGCTCGTGGCTACCGCCGGCGTCGGGGTGCGCCTTCTGGATCGCGACGCGGTGGCGCGCCTTCGCGATCGCGAGCAGGTCGGCGTGGTCGAGATCGGCGGGCCAGGTTCCGCCGAGGGTCTCGCGCCACGGCGGCGGGCCGGCCGGCACGGTGCCGCTCGATCCCGGCGGCAGCGCCGCGAAGCCGCTGAAGATGCGCTCCTCCGCCGAGGCGACGCCCCAGCGCGCGACGCCGCGCATCGCATTGATCGTGTGCTCGAGCGCGCGCATGTTCTCGCCGGGCGTGAGCCATGCGTCGCAGGCGAACACGCGTTCGAGCCCGCCGAGCGTGAACCACACGGCGATCCCGGGATCGCTCGGCGTCACATCGCTGTACGGCAAGCCATCGTGCCGTGTCGGCAGCTGGCTCGTGATCACCGCGTTGATCGCGCGCAGCCGGCCGAGTTCGGCGATCAGCGCCTTCGCTGCTTCGTACGGCGACACGCGGCCACCGCGGTCGCTACCGAAGCGAGATCGCCGCCGCGCATCGACCTTCGTCCGAGGCGTGCCCTTCGGCCACTGCAGCGGGTATGGGCTACGCGCCATCGGCCCCGGCCTTCCGCAGCCGCAGTAGCCGGTTGTCGACGACGACGTCCAGGTCGAGCTTGTCGTGCAGCAGGAGGTTCAGCGCACCGGCGAGATCGCAGGCTTCGTCGCGAGCGTGTCGGATCTGCTCGAGCTGCGTCTGCAGCCGTGCGATCTCCGCGAGGTTCGGGTCGGCGCTCACGAGACCACCTGCCCGTCCTGGATCACGATCACGCCGGCGTCCGCCGTGCCGACGCGCTCGATCCAGCAGCGCTTGCCCGCCGCGGCCGCGTGCTGCGCGACCTGCTCGAGCGACTCCTGATCGAGCAGCGCGCCGTCGCGGATCCACACGTCGTGCAGTCCGGGCGACGCCGCGATCGCCAGCGCGAGCGCGACCCGGAGCCGCTCGGCGCCGGAGGCCTGCGCGAACGGCACGCCGCCGAGCTCGACGCCATCGTCGACGACCTTGAGGCCCTCGACCGGCAGCTTCGCGGCCTCGAGGATGCCGGCCTTGCGAAGGTCGATCGTCGCGATCACCTTCGTCAGGTCCTCGACCTCGGCGCCGAGCTTCGCGGTCGCGACCTCGACGTCGGCGCGCCGGACGTTCGCCGCGGCAGCGCTCGCGACCGCGCGGTTGTGGTCGCCGGCGCGCTTCAGGTCGGCGTCGAGCTGCGCGCGGCGCGCGGCGCCGGCGCCCCAGGCCTTCGCGGCCGCCTCGACTCGCGCGACCGCTTCGGCCGCGATCGCCTCGCAGCGCCGCACCTCGGCGTCGAAGGCCTCGCTCTTGCCGCGCAGATCGGCGAGCTCGCTCTCGAGGCGCTCGATCGCATGCGCGTTCGCCACGCGCGCGCGCACCGCCTCCTCGGTCCCTCGAACGCGTGAGTCGCGCTGGACCCCGAGGGCGTCCCCGGCGCGCTGCTGTTCGGCCAGCGCGCGCGCCTCCTCGTTGAGCTGCGCAACGTCGAGCTCGACCAGGCGATCGGCCGGCGTGGTCGGCGGCAGGCGCTCGAGCTCGCCGCGAGCCTTCGCGAGATCGCGGCCGATCTCGGTGCGGCGATCGAACGCGCGGACCCGCTTCTCGTTGAGGCCGTCGATCCGCTCGGCGCCCGGGATCAGCTTCATCAGCGCGGCCCGCTGATCCTTCGCGGACAGCTGCAGCCACGCGAGCGGATCGAGGAAGCGTGCGCCGACCAGCTTGTCCAGCACCGCCTGCGGCGAACGAACCGCGCCCTCCTCGTCGCGCACCTCGAGCGTCGTCGATCCGTCGGGGGCGATCGTCCGGTCGATCGTGAGCTTGCCGCCATCGAGCTCGACGAAGATCGCCGCCTCCTTCTCGCCGTGCCGCACGGGATCGGCCGCCTGCGATCGTTTGCCGCCGAACGCCGCGGTGAGCGCGTCGAGGATCGAGCTTTTTCCCTGAGCGTTCTTCCCGCCGATGAGGACGAGGCTGCGATCGGCCGCGGGCGCGATCGCGACGGTGCGGAGGCGCTTGTAGTCGGTGACCTGGAGAGCGGTGATGCGATAGGACACGTGATGACTCCTCCGGCGCGACGCCGGCGTGATTGCCGAGGTCGGCGATTTCAGTCGACGGTGACGAGCTGCCCGTCGATCTCGACGGACACCGGTTCGTGGTCGTAGTGCGGGATCTCGAGGTCGATGTCGGCCTCGACGTACGAGCCGTAGTGGCCGGCCCGCTCGGCAGCGAGCAGCTGGGCGAACCACAGGTGGCACAGCTTCGCTCCCACCTCGCGGGTCTCGTCGGGCAGGCGCAGCACCACCACGTTGAACGGCGCGACGTTCTCGACGGCGATCAAGTACTCCTCGTCGGGTCGCCGGCCGTTCGTCGCTTCGAGCGCGTCGCTGTAGAACGACATCTGCGCGTGGTAGTGGCGCTTGATCGCCTCGCGCGCGAACCACCGCGGCTCGGTCGAGCGCGCGCTCTTGAGGTCGGCGTTGCGGAGCGTCGTGCGTGCGTCGGGCGTGCCGCGGCACGCGCGATCACCGGTCATCCAGTCGACCCGCTGCTCGATCACGGTGCCGTCGAACAGCAACTGCATCGCGCGCGGGTGCCGGCGCACCGAGTCGATCACCCCGATCGCGAGCCGGTACTCGGTCTCGTTGAGGATGACGGCGCCGAGCTCGAGGTAGTGCCGCTCGAAGCGCTCCCACGCCTTGCCCTGACGGCGGCCGTCGTAGCAGACCACCGGCTTGTCGAGGAACAGGCCGGCGTGCACGGCCGAGCCCATCCGCAGCGCGAGCGTCTCCTCGGTCAGATCCTGCGACCACAGCAGGTAGTGCGCGGCGCTGAGGCTGAAGGCCTTGAGGCGGCTGAAGCGGACCGGCAGAGTGCGCGGGTCCACGAGCTTGGGAGCCTCGCCGCGCTTGGCGTCGATCATCGCCTGCAGCGCGCGCGACGCCTCGATCACCTTCGGCGACTCGCCGACCTTCGCGATCGTCTCGCCGAGCAGCGCATCGATGTCGCGGTCGTCCTCGCGGAGTTGTTCAGCCACCGGGGTTCTCCCTCTTGAGCTGCTCGGCGATCGCACGCTGCTCGTCGGCGCTCGGGATTTCGCGGACCTCGTCCTCGACCATGTCGTGCGGCGGCGGCTCGGGCTCGGCCGGCGCGCTCGCCGCCGACTTCGCGCTCGCGGCCGCGGGACGCTTCGGGCTGATCCGCACGACGTCGTGGTTCGCGCCGAACGCCCAGACCTGCGTCGGGTAGATCTCGATCGCCTGACCGATCCAGTCCTTGCACTTGTTCGATCCGCAGAGCTTGGTGAGGGCGCCGGAGAGCTCGGCCTTCACGACGAGCGGCTTCTTCTTGCCCTGGAAGTAGACGTTGAGCACGCCCTTCTGCAGCTTCGCGTCCTTGCGATCGGTCATGGTCGCCTGCACGACCTTCGCGATCACGACGACGAGATGCTGGCCCTTCAGGTCTGCCGCCTGCAGCGTGTCGCTAGTGACGTACTGCCGCCAGTCGCCGGTGGCATCGGCCGCCATCTACGCGGCCCTCCGCGCGACGAGCTCGGTGATCGCCGCGACAGCGTCCTGCTCCGCGTCGTGCCTGGAGCCGGCCGACCAGCCCGCGCGCGGCACGCGACCGTCGCGATCTCGCACGAGCCAGTTCCAGCCGCGCTTTCCGGCGATGCGCTTCGCGCGAGCGAACTCGGCGCGATAGTCGATGCTGTCTTCGTCCATGTCGGTCTCCTTGGTCATGCGGCGATCTCCTCGATCGAGGGCGTGCGCTTCAACGCGATCAGCGCGCCGACCTCGATCTGCCGCACGCGCTCCCGGGTCAGGTTGGTGATCTCGCCGACCTCTTCGAGGGTCAGGCCGCCGCGCTCGGCGACGTCGAGGCTGCAGCTCTCCTTGAGCTCCTCGGGCGCGAGGTCCGGCCGGTTCAACTTGATCGTCCCGGTCTCGGGATTCACCTCGAGATAGAGGTGGTGCCGGCATCCGACGAAGCCGCACGGCCGCGCGAACCCGTAGCAGTCGGAGCGCGTGCGCGGCCGCCGGATCCCCGGATCGCTAGGAACGAGCGTGCCGGCCGCGAACGTCGCGAGCTTGACGCCCTTGATCGGGATCGAGGTCGCGCGCGGGATGCCGCGATCGCTCCGCGTTCGACGGATGCGCAGCCGCGGGCTCACGACAGCAGGCTCCTCGTCGGAGTCACTCGTCGGCTCCGCTGCGGGCTCGCGCCGCGGCCTGGATTCGCGAGAACCGATCCGACTTGCCGGAAGCAACAGGGGGGGGGGGCTTCAGGTCGACGGGCTTGCTCGCGCGCGGCGGCGGCGGCTCAACCTTCGGCGGCTTCGGCTTGAGGTCGCGCTCGATCGCGGATCGGTCGGCAACGTTCCGAAGGCCCTGGTCGATCACGGCCGGCGCGGCGGTCGGTTCGGCGTCTTCGCGATCGGGGCACGTCTTCCGGTTGTGGCCGGGCTTCTGGCACAGACCGCAGGCGTGACCGCCGACGTGAGACGCGCCGCCACGCGCGGGCTTCGCTGCCTTCGCCTTCGCCTTCTTCGTCTTCGCGAGCGCCGGCTGCGTCTCGAGCTCGGTCTCGAGCACCGCGCGAAACCGTGCGCGGATGCCCTCGCGCACGAGCTCCTGGACGAGGTCGGTCAGCTTGTCCGCGAGCTCGCCGACCAGCGGCGTCACGCGATCGAGGACGTCGCTCACGACGCGTCGGTCTCCAGCAGCTCGATGGCCTCCTTGAACGATGAGATCGACCGCTCGATGGTCCGGCGTCGCAACGCCTTCCAGGCGTCGGCGGCGTCGGCGTCGGCGTCGGCGTCGGCGTCGGCGGCGTAGGCGGCGTCGTCGTCGTCGGCGGCGTAGGCGGCGGCGGCGGCGGCGTCGGCGGCGGCGTAGGCGGCGGCGGCGTAGGCGGCGGCGGCGTAGGCGGCGGCGGCGTAGGCGGCGGCGGCGTAGGCGGCGGCGGCGGCGTCGGCGGCGTAGGCGGCGGCGTCGGCGGCGTCGTCGGCGGCGTCGTCGTAGGCGGCGGCGGCGGCGGCGTCGGCGGCGGCGGCGTCGGCGTAGGAAAATTTTCGGAGAGGATTTGGGGAAGCCGACAGAGTCGAACGAATCGCGTCGCGCACCTCGCACGCGATGACGCGTGCTTGGCGAGCGGACTCCGCGCTGGTCACCGGCGGCATCCCTTCCAAGCGAGCCGCAGCTTCGGGCTGTGGCTTGTGCGGCAGCTCGCGCAGGAAGGCCGGGATGATGGTGCGCAGGTAGCGATCGACGAGCAGGTACGCGCGGCGCTGCGCGAGCTGCCGGCTGGCCCGCGTGCCGACGAGCATCGGGATCAGCGGCTTGAGCAGCTGACGCTCCTCGTCGTCGAGGCGATCGTTGAAGGGGCGACCGAATGCGGCGAGCGCGACGTCGACGCACACCGGGTGATCGCTGTGGGGCTCCCCCGCGATGTACGCGGCGGCCTCGAGCAAACACATGCCGGTCGCGGGATCGCTGTGCGCGCCCTTCGCGACGATGAAGGACTTGAAGTCGAACGGGCGGGATGTCGTGGTCTCGGTCATCGGATCCTCGAACGAAAGGGTTAGGAGCGGCGGGCCGCGCGCTTGTCGCGCTGGCAGGTCGAGCAGAGAGAGGCGACGAGCTGCGTGCCGGCGACCGGCAAGAGGCCGCATCGCGAGCAGCGCTTCGGGAACAGCGCGCCGCACGAGGCGACGCACAGCCCGCACATGAAGAGGTTGCGATCGACGTCGTGGGTGAACGTCACCTGATCGACGTGGCCGCAGTTCGGCGTCGGTGGCACGAAGCGAGCGGTCACCGGCGACACGCGACCGTGCGGAAGTCGCGCGCGAAGGCGATCTCGCCGCGCGCGCAGGTCACGCGGCCGTGGATCTCGGTCGCGTGATCGTCGATCAGGATGCCGTGACGCTCGGCCGGCGGATCGCCCGGCGGCGGCGCCGCGCGGCACGTGTACTCGCCCGAGGGTCGGACGCCGTTGACGTACGAGTGGATCGGGCAGCGCGCGATCGACGGCTGCGCGATCGCCGCGACGACCTGGACGACCATGGCGATCACCGCCACCACCAGATCCGCGACGGCAGGACCCGGCGCAGGTCCGCTCGAGCCGCGAGGTGAGCCCGGCGCACCGAGCGCGGCGAGCGGTCGGCACGCCGGCGTACCTGGCCCCCGATCACCACGCCGATCGCGATGCCCAGGATCAGTGCCCAAAAAAACGGGATCACGGGCGGCCCCCGATCTTCACGGGCGGCTGCAGGACGCCGGCGGCGTTGCACGCCGGCGCGCTCTCCGAGATGACGTCCGCCGCCCAGGCCTGGAACGCCCAGCGCTGCTTTGGGAGCTGCGCCGGACGTCGGTGCGGCTCGCGCGAGCGGTCGCGGTGTAGGCGCCGGGTGAGGTCGTGGTCGCGTTGTTCGAGATCAGAACGGCGGTGCACTTACTCGGAGTAACCGAGCAAGCGGGATCTCGTCAAGACCAATTGCTCGGTAACTCCGAGCGAGTTTCGTTGGCGGCCGCGAGAAGCCACGCCATCTCCCTGAGCTCGCGATACATTTCGCGGTTGGTGATCCCGAGACCGATCAGCCACAACACCAGCTCGCGATCGCGCACCGAGATCTTCTTCGTCGCCATGGCGCGCACCTTACGGCTGCGCTGTGACACGCGCAGATGCTGCGTAGCTGGTGATCCCTCCGGGAGTGGCGCGGGAGTGAAGCGCCGGCGCCGGCTTAGCGTTTGATCAGCTTGAGAATCGAGCGGGCCTTCTCGCGGGCCTCGTGCTGCGGCAGACGCTTGAGCTCCATCAGGAGGTCCTTGACGTCGTCGCCGAGCTTCGCCACGACGTCGAGCACCTCGGCCTGGTCTGGCGACAAGGTGAACAGCGTGTCGATCTTGTAGTGGGCGTCGATCGCGGATCGGTAGGTGCTGAACTGACCGCTCTCAAGCATCTCCGACAACGTGCCCGTGCTGCAGCCGATCGCTTCAGCCAGCCGGGTCATCTCACCGCGACCGGCCTCGCCGCGGGCATGGGATTCCTGATCGCGCCGATCGATCTCCTTCTTCACGCGATCCCGCCATTCCGGTGGCGTCGGTAACCGCTGTGGTTTCGGAGGTTTCTTGTTCAACGCCTGCATGACGTAGCACCGGGATCACTCGTCCGGGCCGAGCGAAGGCCTTGACAGGATGCTCGGAGTGTCCGAGTAATCGCAAGATGAAATTCGCGAAGGCCATCGCTGCAGCACGTGAGACGGCTGAGCTGAGTCAGGTCCAACTCGCGAAGAAGATTGGGGTTGCGCCCTCAACCGTCGCCGGCTGGGAACTCGGAACTCACGCACCGAGGTTCGATCGCCTGAAGGCGATCGCGAAGGCGCTCGGTGTCACGACTGCGCAGCTATTCGAGGCCGCGTGACCTCAGTGAAGCTTCAGCATCACGCCGTCCGACGGGCATTGCATCGAGGTGAAGGCCGACGCGGGATCGAGCTTGAGCGCTACCAAGGCGTCGCGGGTCTGCTGCAGAGCACGCCGGTTACAGGCGCCCTTCACGTCGACGATCATCAGGTCGTCTTCGTCGATCGTGGCAGTGCTGGTCGCGCCGGCGCCGTGGAACATCGCGTTGAGGCCGTCGACGATGTCCTGCTGCAGCTTCTCGCGCGCGGTCGGCAGCGGGTCGGCCGGCACCGTGGTTGCGGGCGGCCGACTCGGAGCGACGACGGGCGCCGTCGGCGCGGCTGTCGGAGCGTCTTCCTTGCTCCGGCACGCGACGAGCAGCGCGACGATCACGATCCACTTCGCCTTCATCCGTCGACGGTAGTCCGCCGGCGAGCTCGAGTCACGACGCACGGCTGACGA